AGACAGAAACACACAACATCTTGAGCTGATGAAAGCTAAGTCAGACTGGGGTAGTGAGTCTATGACAGCTACAACTAATGCAATTACAGCAGGCAATGGATACACTGCATCTTAATGTTATCTAGATTAATTTATATAAGTTTGCTGTTGTTATGTGCGACAGTAAGGGTGGGCTAATGTATCGTGTAGGGATAGTACTTTTTAGTATTGCCTGGACAATAACACGCTCACTTTTTGCTTTAGTGTTTGTTCTATACTTTCTTAGCTGGGTTAATGCTGTTGCTGACAATACTGTGTCGAGCACAGTGGTAACAAACGGAACACCACCAACTGCAAACAGCGGGACAGCTGTGATTTCTAATAATGATATCTGCGCTACAGCTTTAGGGCTTGGAGTTCAGACTGGTAGCTTTGGCATTTCTACAGGCGGCATCCTCATTGAACAAGATTTCTGTATGATACTAAAGCAAAGTAAACTGTTTTACTCATACGGTTTAAAGATACCAGCTGTTACGATTATTGCCCTTAACAGCGCAAAGGCATTTGATTCAATGATAATGTCTGGAGTCCCCCCACCCTTTAAAAATCTTATTGGACAACAGGCCCTAACCGAATGGGAGAAACCAGAGAATTGGTACATGATTCCAGAAGACTCAAAAATACTGGCTAAATGGAAAGCTGAATTGGTTACAAAAAAAATAATCAAAGCAAAAAAAGAACGCCTTATAATGAAACCGATAGTGAGACCCACGAATGTTAAAAAAAGTTGGCCCTTTGCTTTTAGCATCGGCGCTCTTATCTTCTTACTCTAACGCGCAAGATTGCAGCGTTGATGTGGTTGGCCTTTGTACTCCAGGGGTTATTGAAACTATTATAATCGATACTGTTACAACAACAGAAGTAAGTTCAACGGGCCATACAACTACAGACGTAATTACTACAACTACAACCACTGAAACCACAAGCAATGAAGCATCAGTTGATTTGCTTGATAGTAATAATGGTTTTGTAGCACCTAACAAAGACGGGAATCTTACCGTAGATTGGGGCGGCGCTGGTTCTGCAAACACAAGCACTTGCAGTATTTCGACTGATGGAAAGTGCGGTGGTTTAACAAGTTCTAGTTTAACTACCTATAAACAAACTGTTGATATTTCAGACTTATCTTTGCCAGGCAATGGAGGCAAAGTTAACTACGCGATTACAATAAAGAAAGAAGACGCATCAGATTATATCTCTATCCACATAACTGGTAAGGATGGTGGCTCTACAGTATTCGATGGCACTCACATGCTTGCAAACGTAGGAGCAACTACCTCTGCTTCTACGCTTTCAAATGGATTCAATTTTGGTGGCAAATTAACTAATGTTATAATTGAGGTACGAGGAAGAAATCTTGGAGTTGCTTTAAACTATGCACAATTTACTAACGTTGAAGTCCAAGTTTTATATAATTTAATATCAACAATAGTTACTGAACACATCCAAACAATTGAAACTTTCATAGCGTTAGACCTGGGGTTTAATGATACTTTAGTGGAAGATTTTTTTGACAATAATGAGGTCATTGAAAATGATGCCGGAGATATCGTAATCGTACCCGTGGCTGAAGAGCCTGACATGGAAGTCACGGTTGAAACGGTTGAGGCTGAAATTGACTTTCAAATTGAGTTAGATTTAGCTCCAGTTGTTGAAATAGATTTGCCAGGTGTGGAAGCTCCATCAATAGAAACCTCTGAGATTGAAGTAACACAAGAAATTGAGGCAGCCATTGAAGCTGAGCTAGAGGAAGTTGTTGAGGTAGTAGTAAAGCAAGAGACAGAGACTGTTGAGGTTAAGACTGTTGAACCAGAGCCAGAAGTTAAGGTTGTTGTCAAAGCAAAGCCTACCAAAAAACAAATAAAGTCTGCTGCAAAAAAAATAATACAAAAGATTAAACCTAAAGCCAGGTATTCAGTTGAGGGCCAGACTAAAACACTAATCGTTATGAACCTCCTAGCTGATAACAAAAGTTTCTTTGATGAGGGGCGTGCATTCACTCAGACGGATGGCTTTTTCTCAGGAAGTGCAGTCACAAGTCCAGATAACGTGGACAATTTTTTAGCAAATTTGCAGTTTATTGGTTTTAACAACGCGCAAATGGGTGCTCTCATTGACAGTCAGTATGGGAGATAAAGATGGCAGAGGTTGAGTATAAAGGAATTAAGGTAGGTGGTTCCAAGCTACTTCTTATAATACCTTTAGTCGGCACAATAATTGGAGGCTTATACGGAGGCTTCGAAGCTTACCAAAGATATTTGTCAATGGAAAAGAAGATAGCTAATTTTGTGTCTCCCGATTTAAGCCATATTGATAAGCATATTTCCTATGTAGAATCTCAGCTAAAACTTGTTGGAATTGAGTTTGACGCTTTGAAAGACGCTGACGGCTTAATGAATGAGCTTGTGCGTGAGCAAGTTAACTCAATTAAAGCAACAGCTGGGGAGCTACAGACCCAGGTTCACGACTCTAAGATAACTCAAAAGGAAGACTTGTTTGCTTTAAACGCCAGAGTGGACAAGTCAATAGAAGCCCAGAGTGATAAGCTAGAGAAGTCATCGCTGAGTCTTAACCGAGAAGTTGATAAGGTTACATTATCTCTCGAACAGCAAGAAGTACGCAATCGAGAAACAATTTTAGACTCCAACACAACTAGCCGCAACAATGTCAAAACCATACGCGATATAATTAGTGCGTTTGAAATTCGAATGGACGCAAAGATTGACCGCTTAGACACCAAGATTGACCAATTGGAAGCAGATTTAGACAACAAAATAACTAAAGCATTAACCAACCCACTTTTAAATTAGGAGAAAACAATGGCTAATATCATGGACCTCAACCCTCATCTCAGGAAACTAAACAATCCTGTTGCTCCACCTAAACCTAAAAAGGAAGCCGTGGCTCCTGCCCCAAAAAAGCTTCGCCTGGTTAAGAAAAAATGAGTCCAGATTCCCTTGATAAATGGAAGATACTTCCCAGGCTGATGATGATGGTACTTACTATTATGTCATTTCGTGTGGTCGAATGGTTTATGAACCTACCTGACCCCTCAATCCAACAGTCTGGCTTAGTGTCGGTCTGCTTGGGTGCATTAACTGGGTGCTTCGCTGTTTGGATGGGCGGAGAAAGTAAGAGCAACAGTTCTGCTTCAAGCAGTTCTGTTAAAACTGAAACACAAATGAAAGCTTAAAACAGAATGGCAAAACAAGGATTGTATTCAAACATTGCGGCAAAGAAAAAGCGTATTGCCGCTGGTTCTGGAGAGAAAATGCGGAAAGTTGGGGCTAAAGGCGCTCCAGCTAAAGGTGCGTTTAAAGCTGCGGCAAAGACTGCGAAAGAACCAGCAAAGAAAAGGAGAGCATAATGGCAAAATCACAAAAGCATTACCTAAAAAATGGTAATGAGTTCACCGGAAACACACACAAAATGCCTAACGGTTCTTTGCATACAGGTTTAAAACACACAAAAGGCTCTCAAGCTGTTGTGCATTTTAATAAACTTTCAAAAACAGCACAAAAGAAGGCGAGTTAACAAAATGTTTGGAATGTTAAGCTCAATATTAGGTCCGGTCGGCAATCTAGCGTCCTCCTGGATGGATGGGAAAACTGAAGTTCAGAAGGGCAAGACTGCTATCGCCAAGGCCAAGGCAGAAGCTGAAGCCACTGTTATGGTCAGCGCGGCAACCAGCACTGCTGACTGGGAACGGATAATGGCTAAAGGAAGCCAGGACTCATGGAAAGACGAGTGGCTAACAATTTTATTTAGCATCCCTCTTATACTAGCTTTTTGCGGAGACTTTGGACGCATAACTGTAGCAGCAGGGTTCTCAGCGCTAGAGATTATGCCCGACTGGTATCAATACACACTGGGAGTGATTGTTTCTGCGAGCTTCGCCGTAAGGTCAGCAACTAAATTCTTTGGAGGCAAAAAATGAATGAAGACGAGCTAGTTAAACAACTCTATATTGATGAAGGTGTTGTTAAAGAATTGTACTTAGACCATTTAAATTTAAAAACAGGTGGCTGTGGGCATTTAATCTTAAAAGATGAGCCAGAGTATGACCAACCTGTAGGAACGCCAATAAGTGAAGAGCGCGTTAACGAATGGTTTCAAAAAGACTTGAAGAGCGTAATGCTGGACTGCAAGTTACTGTATCGTGATTGGAACGCATTGCCCGAAACGGCTAAATTAATAATTTGCAACATGATGTTTAATATGGGCCGTCCAAGATTATCAAAATTTAAAGGAATGAAAGCTGGAGTTGATGCACGCGATTGGAACCGCGCAGCTGACGAAATGCTGGATTCTCGATGGGCAAAGCAAGTTCCTAATCGAGCCAACAGACTCATCGAGCAGATGAGAAGTATAACTTAGAAAGGAAATAACATGAATTGGATTAAATCAAGGCTATCAGAAGCCAGCAGTTTTGCATCAATTGGTATAGCTGTAATGGCCCTTGGGACCATTCTTGGGTATGGTGAAGCAGTATTCATAGGTCTTGGATTTGCTGCGTTAGGCTTAATTACCTCAGAAGAGAAAAAAGAAACTAAGAAAAAGAAGTAGCGCCCCTGGCGCTACCTCACTACAATATTCTAATGGCTCTTTCGG